GCAATTGAAGAAGTATCTACTGGGTTTGATGTACATGCATACACCGCTAAAGTTATTACCGATGCTGGTCAGCCTACGAGTAGGCAGGATGCGAAAGCGCATACGTTTGCTCCACTCTACGGCGCAACAGGATACGGCAGAAGCAAGGCAGAAGCAGCGTACTACGAACACTTCACAGACAAGTACAAGGGAGTCGCAGCTTGGCATTCCCGACTGGCTAAAGAAGTTATAGCCACACAAAAGATTACCACGCCCAGTGGTCGTGAGTTTGCGTTCCCTGATGTGGTACGTAAACATACTGGACGTGTCTCACACTTTACACAGATTAAGAATTACCCTGTGCAGTCATTCGCTACAGCGGATATTGTTCCGATTGCATTACTGCATATTGATGAGTTGCTACAGGGTATGCAATCGTGTATAGTAAACTCAGTGCATGACAGTATCGTTATTGATGTACACCCTGACGAAGAAGCGCAGGTAATCAATGTCATACACGCTACTAATAAAGCACTACCTGAACTCATCACTCTACGTTGGGGTGTTGACTTCAATGTTCCTCTATTATTAGAGGCAAAAATAGGTCCGAATTGGCTTGACGTTAAGGACGTAACCTGATATAACTATGCATCTTACAACTGAAAAGGAGTTAATAAACATGAACGAACTTACAACAATTGACACTAACAATTACGCAGCAATGGCTAAAGCAATGGGCATTGCACATGAGGCAGCAAGCAGCAAGAAGCAGGCAAGCACACTGGCTCGACTACGTATTCATCACACACCTATCATGGGTGAGGCCGAAGTAAATGGCAAGCGTGTGAATATGGAAGTTGTATCAGGTGGTGTGTACAAGCTGGAGATTCCTGATGGCCCTACATACTACGCCAACTCAGTGAAGTTCCGTCCATTCCTACAACGCTTCATGTACAAGAAGTTCGTGATGGGTACTAATGGTAAGCCTAACCGTTACGTCAAGACTGTTATGGCTGACAACCTTAACGTAGACTTGAAAGACAATGACGGTGGGTTCAACTGCGGTAAGCCATCCGGTTGGATCGAAGACTACAAGTCACTACCTGATTCAACTAAAGACTTACTCAAGTCTATCAAGCGTGTCCGTGTAGTGCTTGGTACTGTTGATTTGATTGACGCAGTGGATGCCAATGGTAATCCAGTAGATGTAGACACTACTGCATTCATCTGGGAAGTAGAGAACCGTGATGCATTCAAGACTATTGGTGAGGTGTTCACACGTCTTGCTAAGAACAAGCGTCTTCCAGTGCAGCATGAGGTTGTAGCTAATACAGAGGAACGCAAGTTGCCTAACGGTAGCTGCTTCTATCTGCCAACTACATCACTTGATCTAACTAACAGTGTTGACTTGTCACAAGAAGATCAAGATCGTTTCGCTGACTTCATGGCATGGGTACAGAACTACAATGAGTACATCATTAATACCTATGCAGAGAAAGCCTCATCACGTAATGATGATGATGACATCGACATCGTTGACGGTGTAGTTGACATTGACATCGAAGAGGTGGCGTAATGAATCACCCTGCTGAATTGGCGTTGCATCAGTACATGGAGAGAGCCGTTAAAGGTGAATCCACTATGTCGGAAGCTACCATTAAACAGGTAGCGACTGACGTTACTGATGCGTTACAACGCCAGTTTGGTGGGGGGAACAAACGTGGAGACTTCCGTGTTCGTATGTCAAATGTAGGTCGCCCTACATGCCAGCTATGGTATGACAAGAACAAGCCGGAAGTCGCACTCCCCCTGCCAACAACATTCATAATGAACATGATGATCGGTGATATTGTGGAGGCAGTATTCAAAGGTCTATTCAAGGAAGCAGGAGTAGCCTATGAGGATTCTGAAAAGGTTAGCCTTGACTGTGGGGATACTACTGTTAACGGCTCATATGATATTGTCATTAACGATGCAGTTGATGATATTAAATCAGCTTCAGACTGGTCATACAGAAACAAGTTTGAATCCTATGATACCCTTGCAAGTGGGGATGGATTCGGTTATGTATCCCAGCTTGCTGGTTATGCCAAAGCGTCTGGCAAAAAGGTCGGCGGTTGGTGGGTTGTAAACAAAGCCAACGGTGCCTTTAAATATGTACCAGCTACAGGACTTGACTTAGACAAGGAGATTACTAAGATCAAGGACACAGTAGCTTCAGTAGAGGAGAACAAGTTTGAAAGATGTTTTGAACCAGTGTCTGAGACTTTTCGTGGCAAGCCCACAGGTAATAAAGTCCTTAATGATGGATGCCGATTCTGCAACTATCGTTTTGATTGCTGGGATAATCTTACTGAGCGTCCTGCTGTAATGTCACAGGCAAAGAACCCGCCAACAGTTAGCTATATTGGAGACGTAGTTGCTTCATAAAGCAAGACGTATGGCTATAAAGCATGGGTATCGCAGTGGGCTAGAACACAAGCTATCCATTTACCTTGATGAACAGAAGATAAAGTATGACTACGAGAACATCAAGATTGAATGGGAAGACCTAGCCTACCGCACCTACACCCCTGACTTTGTACTGCACAATGGTATCATCATTGAAACCAAGGGCAGGTTCATGGCAGCAGACAGGCGAAAGCATATCGCTATTAAGAAACAACATCCCAAGCTAGACATACGCTTTGTGTTTACTAACAGTAAAGCTAAGTTAAGCAAGGGTGCCAAGTCTTCGTATGCTGATTGGTGCATCAAGCATGGGTTTAGATACTATGACCGCATCATACCTGAAGACTGGCTCAAGGAGAAGGGAAATAACAAGCATCCTAAATTCATCGCATTCAATGGAACGAAAGTAAAAAGGAGATAGACATGGACATTAAACACCTAGCACAACATATTAACGATGAGGATTTCCTTATACGAGTAAGGCCATTTGCTAATGATGAAGGGGAATGGAGTGGCGAGATTGACATATCAGTTATCGCTATGCCAGACAACCCAATGGACGATGAAGACTACCACCAAGTAATGCACTTCTGTAAGATGATGTGTGCTTCTGTACCTATCATGGAAGAAGTAGAAGATATTCGTAATGTTGTACATGACTATGTTATGAATATGGTTGACAATGATGATGAGATTGATGTACAACTAGAGGAAGAAGCAGGCGTTGAGAAAACTTATGATGGTAATGTAATACACTTATCCTTTAATACAAAGACAGGAGGTTCAGCATGAGACATGATGCATTTATGAAAGCTAAGATGATGGAAGAGAATGAACAAGCAGGTAAAAAAGCTTGGGGTAATTTTGATATGGTCAACAACCCACCACACTATAACCAGACCGGCATCGAATGCATTCATGCTATCTCTGCTGCTACTGGTGATGGCTTTAAGTATTACTTACAGGGTAACATTATGAAATATCTCTGGCGGTTTGATTACAAAGACAAACCTATTGAGGATTTGCAGAAAGCCAAGTGGTACTTGGACAAGTTGATCGAAGAGGTAATGGCAGATGCGAGTTAAGATGTTTATTACTTTAGACATAGACGAAGAGGATTACCCCATACCTGCTGATGGCAGGGTGGGGGAAGAGATTGAAGACGGCATACAAGAATACTTCTACGATATTGAAGGTGCCACTATTAGACACATACGAACTGTAACGGAGTAACCGACATGATTAGTAATCAATTACCAACAGACTACCAGAATTTCATTGCGCTATCTAGATACGCACGATGGAAAGAAGACGAACAACGAAGGGAGACATGGGGTGAAACTGTCACTAGATACTTTGATTATATGGCTGGTCATCTGCTTTCTAAGCACGGCTATAAGCTACCAGATACACTAAGAGGTGAGTTAGAGGAAGCTGTTCTCAACCAAGCTATCATGCCTAGCATGAGGGCGTTGATGACATCTGGCCCCGCACTGGATCGCTGCCACGTAGGTGGATACAATTGCTCATATGTACCGGTGGATAACCCACGTGCGTTTGATGAGACAATGTACATCCTAATGTGTGGTACAGGTGTAGGCTTTAGTGTTGAACGGCACTGCATTGAGAAACTACCAATAGTTAATGAAGACTTTCATCAGACTGATACAGTGATTAAGGTAGGTGATTCACGTCCGGGTTGGGCTAAGTCACTAAAGGAACTAATCGCTATGCTGTACTCAGGTCAGATTCCACAATTCGATGTCAGCGAAGTACGCCCTGCAGGTGCAAGGCTAAAGACATTTGGTGGACGTGCATCAGGGCCACAACCTTTGATCGAACTGTTTGAGTTCTGTATCCAGAAGTTTAAGGGTGCAGCAGGACGTAGGTTGTATCCCATTGAGTGTCACGACATCATGTGCAAGATTGGTGAGGTTGTAGTTGTAGGTGGTGTACGCCGCAGCGCACTCATCAGTCTGTCTAATCTCAACGATGACCAGATGGCACATGCTAAGTCAGGTCAGTGGTGGGAGAACGAAGGTCAACGTGCGTTGGCAAATAACTCTGTCGCATATAAGACTAAGCCTGAGATGGGTACATTCATGCGTGAATGGTTGTCTTTGTACGACAGTAAGTCAGGTGAACGTGGTATCTTTAATCGCCAGTCAGCTAAGAAGCAGGCAGCGAAGAATGGTAGACGTGATGCTGACCATGACTTTGGGTGTAACCCTTGTAGTGAGATCATCTTGCGGCCTTATCAGTTCTGTAACTTGTCAGAGGTGGTAGTACGTGAGTCAGATACACTGGCTACACTCAAAGAGAAGGTACGCTTGGCTACAATCCTAGGTACATTCCAAGCAACACTGACTAACTTCCGCTATCTGCGTAAGATTTGGCAGAAGAATACAGAGGAAGAACGGTTGCTTGGTGTGTCACTGACAGGCATCATGGACAATGCTCTGACTGCCACCAGTGGTGGTAAGCTAGAGACTGCCCTTGAAATCCTACGTTCCGAATCAGTAATGACTAATGCAGCTATGGCTAAACAGTTAGGTATCCCGCAGTCTGCTGCTGTTACCTGTGTTAAGCCTAGTGGTACAGTCTCACAGCTTACTGACGCAGCATCAGGCATTCATGCACGGCATAACCCATACTACATTCGTACTGTACGTGGCGACAACAAAGACCCACTAACACAGTTCCTTGTATCACAGGGTATCCCTGCAGAGCCTGACGTAATGAAGCCTGATAGCACAACAGTGTTTAGCTTCCCAATGAAGTCACCTAAGAATGCGGTAACACGTACAGGGATGACGGCAATTGAGCAGCTAGACTTGTGGCTAACCTATCAGCGTCACTGGTGTGAACACAAACCTTCAGTCACTATCTCTGTCAAAGAGAATGAGTGGATGGACGTAGGTGCTTGGGTGTACGAACACTTTGATGAGGTATCTGGTATTAGCTTCCTGCCATTCAGTGAGCATACATATCAGCAAGCACCTTATCAGGACATTGACGAGGCTCAGTACAAGGATTGGGTTAAGAAGATGCCTAATAAGGTAGACTGGTCAAAGTTGCAGGACTTTGAGAAGGAAGATACTACATCAGGTGGACGTGAGTTGGCATGTACTGCTGGCGTTTGTGAGGTAGTAGACTTAACAGCAGCATGAGTAAGCTAGTGTGGAAGCGGGGTGATGGTTGGGTTCAATACAACCCACCTCGCAGCCATCCTAGTTATGAAGAGTGGCAGAAACTTAAACAGAAGGAGAATGAAAATGACAGAGCAAAACGACAAGATCACAATCAATGAGAAAGAGTATGACTTCCAAGAGTTGGAAGACAACGAACAGTACTATGTCAATCAAGTACGTAGCCTGAAGGCACGTATTGCTGAAGCCCGATTCAATATGGATCAGCTTGTAGCTGCCGAAGATGCGTTCACAAAGGCATTGATTGCCAGCGTTGAAGCAGAGAAGACAGACGATGAAGGTTGATCTGATAGATTACATGGGTAGTGATCTTACAGTAGTCAATGCTGCGAGGGTGTCTTTCGATAAGACATCCTCAACGCTTGACAGTAAGGATATCAAATTAATCAACTACTTAGCTAAACATAATCACTGGTCTCCGTTTAGCCATGCTTTCCTACAGTTTCGTATCAAGGCACCTATCTTTATTGCAAGGCAGTTAGCCAAGCATCAGGTAGGATTATCTTGGAATGAAGTATCACGTAGGTATGTAGACAGTGAGCCTGAGTTCTTCACACCAGATGTGTGGCGGGGTAGGCCAACCAATGTGAAGCAAGGCAGTGAAGGTACAATAGATGTAAACGAATCTAGTTATGCCAACATACTGGCAGAGACTAGACAACTATATAATAGACTAATTGCTATGGGCGTAGCACCTGAACAAGCACGTATGGTGTTACCACAATCAACATACACAGAATGGTACTGGTCTGGTAGCTTATACGCCTTCTCAAGAATATGTAAGTTAAGACTTGACAAGAACTCACAAGTTGAGGTACAAGAGATAGCTAGACAATTGTCAGCCAATTGTTCAACCAAGTTCCCACATAGCTGGAACGCATTGATGCAAGAAGGAGAATAATTTGGATGGTGTACAAATATTATTGTTTGCCTTATGGCTAATGACTGTGTTAATATACTTTGATATTAGAGTGATGGTTAAAAGACTTAATCATCCTCTGATACTAGTCCAACGTGTAACCGAAGTAACTGAAAAGAAGGAGAGTTAAGATGCTAGAAAGGTTTAAAGCAAATCCCTACACAGGTAAGCCAATGTACTACAAGGACAAGCCAGAGTCTGTACGTAAGCGTGATGCTCAAAGGATGTATGTCAATGGAAAAGAGATATCAAAGAAACATCCTCTACATAAACCGGGCAGATACAAATCACTAGATGACGCTTGGTCACATGAGCAGATTGAACGTACCAGTGAAGGTGAAGTCTACGCCATTGTCAATCCAGCATTTCCTGAATGGGTGAAGGTAGGCAAGGCTGTCAATGCTGATGATAGATGCAACGGATACCAAACATCATCACCCTTTCGTGACTACAAGATCATCGCTAGGTTAAACACAGGTAACCGACATGATAAAGAAGCTGAGATGCACAAAGTCTTTACACACTTTGCTGATGCTAGGAAGGGTGAGTGGTTCAAGATTGATAACTTGAAAGCCATCAAGATTTTCAATCACCATGCTAAAACATTATTCAAACAACTGTCGAAAGGACTAGTAGATGCGGCGTAATGGCTTAACAAAATACGATGCACCCTTACGTATTCAATACGAGTGGGGGCAGGAAGCGTTCAAGAAGGGTAAGGTAACTTGCCCTATTGATCCTAACACAATGCAAGCTAGAGAGTGGCAACGAGGATGGGATAATGCCTACTATGTGAACTTACAAAAGGTACAACGTGATGAACAGGCTAGAGCAAGAAGTTAAACAATGGATGAAGGAGAAACAAATGAGTGGTATTACAGCAGCATTATATCAACAGAAGGCGTGTAGCACAGCTATCTTCCCAAAAGAAACAGCCCTAGCGTACTTGACGTTAGGACTGGCAGGTGAGGCTGGAGAGATTGCTAATAAGGCTAAGAAGCTAATACGTGATGGCGATAACCCAGCTAAACGAGCAGAGATTACTAAAGAGTTAGGTGATGTCTGTTGGTATATCGCAGTACTAGCACAGGAACTAGGAGTTAATCTTGGAAAAGTAATGGAAGATAATCTGGAGAAGCTTGCTGATAGAAAGTCTAGAGGAACATTAAGCGGTAGTGGAGATGACAGATAAAAAGAGGGGGCTTAATTGCCCCCTTTTTATTTCATTACTCTGTTAAGGATTGTTCCTATTTTTTTTCCAGTATAAAAATGATTGACGTTAGGTTCTTCTGCTTGCTTATCTAACACAGACATACCATATCTTTCCATATAATACTCATCAGCCAATTTACGTGCGCCTTTACTTAGCTTAGACCATTGCGCACGATCAAAAGGTGAGTATGCTTTACCTTGTTTACGAGCCTCACGTGATGCTTCGGCTTGCCCCACCTTCTTAGATATATCTCTATATCTCTTTAACTTATTACGCATGGATGCTTTCTTTTTAGCATCGCTGAGTCTTTGATACCCCGGAGAAGCTATTTCTTTGGCTAGGTTATTCTCTACAAACTTGCCCATGATACGTTTAACAAAGGCATCTGCAGCCTTATCACCTGTAGTTGGTACAACTTCGTAGTCCTCGTACCCTAAATCAATTAGTTCCTTTTGAACATCTGTTCTACGTTGCTGAGAGCGTACACCTGTAAGCTGTCCTAACAATGGACTTTGTTTCATCATAGGTTCTGTTTGAGTAGGGCTTTCCTTTATTGGTAACTTACTGCTTAACCCCGGCACAGCACGTAACGCTGCTTTTTCAAATGCATCTACACCACGTTCAGCAACACCCACTCCTTCTATTTGTTTAGCATCACGGATCATGGCTTCGTCTTTGTCGAACTGTGCCATAACATCTCCTACTACTTTAGCAGGAGTAGTAAACGCACCAACTAACTCACCTAGATATCCACCAACATATTCAGCCATCTTCTCTGTCTTGATGTCACCTACACTACCACCACCAGTAACAGAGTCTAAGTTTTCAAAGAAGGAATCAATCATATATGAACTAGCACCACTACGTAATTGCGCACCAGTTAAGCCTTCAAATACTTGCTTAATACCTGCTTCATCCAACTCCTCATTCTTTAGCTTAACAATAAAATCAGCTACAGCTAAGTAAGGTGAGATAGGAAAGAATGGACGAGTGTCAATAGGACGGCCCTCATTATCTAGTATGTTATACCATTGTGTGTCTTGGTTTTCCTCACGGTATTTAATAGCCGCAAACAAAGCTGCAGTTCCGACAGTAGCTTTGCCTACTTGTTCACGTGCTTTAGCTAACTGACGTTCAGTTTTAGCGTCACTAATACCACGCACATACTTGTTAAACATACCCTTACTACCATTAGTGATAGCACCAACAGTACTTAATGGGCTATAGTCTAACTGGAACTGCATAGCATTTACCATAAACCTAGCAAAAGGGAATGCGCCAGTACCTACAGGTGCGCCGACTACACCGGGAAGTGGGCCAAGTGCTTCATTAAAACGTACGAAGTGATAACCAATAGTATCTCCTACTCTATCACCGCCTCGCTTTGGCATACGAGCAAAGGTAAAGGAAAGTGCTTCGTCTACTGCACGTTCTAGTACATTAGAAGGAAGTGCCTTACCACTAAGAAGAAACTCATCTAAGTCTACACCAGTAGCACGTAACTGTTTAGCTACTGACTCATTAAATACTGCACGTCTAAAGTACGTATCCTGTAGAATGTTAAGTGTGTTTACAAGTGTAGCAGGTCTTGAAAGTGTTTGGTCAACATCTACTTCCTGTAATGATCTATCCATAATTCTGGATAGCCTAGGATTATGTTGAAGTAAAGTAGTAGCTAACTGCTTTGAACCACCAGCATCAGCTAAGTATGCTAGTGTACCCCAGCCATCAACAGCTATTTGCCGTAGTCCACTCTGAACACCTGCTACACTAACTTCACCACGAGCAACAGAACCAGCAGCCTTACCTAAATGATATAGACTAGATTCCATAGTCTTGGCTACACCTTCCATACCAAGGCGCATACCTGCTGTCGCTACGTTACGTGCTGTTGTAGCTATTTGAGATACCATAAACGCACGGCGTTCACGGTCAAGTCTCATCATAAAATCATGTGCCTTACTTAGTAGACTTACTGTGGCGTTCTCTTTACCAAAAGCATCTTCGATTTTTTGAGCAGCGGCTTGGTCTAACTCACGAGTACGTTTGATTAACTTACCCATATTACTATAAGATGCCATAGTCATAGCGGCATCAGTAAGACTAACACCACTAACATCAAGGAAGTCTTCAACGCTAAGACCCGCACGTTTAATAGCACCACTTAGTAAGTCAGAGTCTATGTCTTCATTGCTTAGTACAGTACGAGCAATCTCTGATGCTTTATTGCCATCATCAATCATCTTCTGTACAGCAGGTACAACCTCACCACGTTCCATCATGTCAGCTACTATTTCTGTAGCAGCTTTTGCAATACGTTGTGTAATCTCTACTTGAAGTTGTCCCTCAGTTAACTCACCACCTTCTACTTGACTACGTAAGGTTTTTAAATCTATTTCTTCTAGTATATCATAACCATTGATAGGATCAAACACGTATCCTGAATCTTGTTGTTCGGCTAACTCTTTAGCTGCTGCCCGTTCTGCTATTCTAGTTGTAATAGCTTCCGCTTCTTCAATGATTTCTTTAGCACCCTTACGTGCTGTGCCTGCAGTTAATCCTGTAGTCAATACCCCACCGGCAACAGAAGTTATACCACCAACAAGCATAGCCTCGCCTAGACTAACGTCATCAGCCATCCCTACTTCTTCTTCAATAGCTTGTCTACCAAGGTCTTCAACTGTACCTGTAACTAAATCAGCAGTCATCTCAACTGCAAGAGGTTTCTTGGCTGCTTGCAATGATAGCTTGCTTGCCTCTTTAATAGCAGCTTCTTTGCCTTTAGTTTTAAATGCCTGAAGAATAGCTTGCTTTGCTCCAGTAGCAGCAACCCTGCCAGCACCAAAGCCAACAAGGTTTACAGGATCAGATACAAAGAATTTAATATAGTCACCTACGGCACTAAGTGCAGAGCCACCACCCTCAGACATAAAGCCGGGCATTTTTTCTAGCTGGCTGTAAATAAATCCAAAGTTTTGTTTTTCTTCTTCGCTTGCACTCCTAACATAATCAAGTGTACTAGACAAGTTAAGTGTGTTAGATTCAAAGCCTCTCACTTCAGACAGGAATAACTCTAGTATCTCATCGTTAGATTTACCTTTGAGTTGTTCTTCTGCATCTTTACCATAACGAGATATAGCATACTCTTTGATGCTATCTACATACCCTTGGTCACTAGCAAACTCCTCAAAGTTTTTTGGTACATCAAGGTCATACTCAGTAGCATCTTCTATAGGTTTTGGTTGTTGATCTACATCAGTGTAATACTTAGAAAACAAAGTACTATCTTCTTGAGTAGTTGTTTCTTCAACAGTTACAGGAATACGAGGCTCAACCTCTTCTTGAACTTCTTGTTTAGGTACAATTACTTCTTCTGATTCTGTATCGGAGTAGTACTTAGAAAATAAATCAACATTAGTTTCAACTACTTCATCCTTACTATCGTCTTCAGGATCCTTTATATCAGAATAGTATTTAGAAAATAAATCACTAGACATAATTTAAGCACCAGAATCCATACCAAAACTAAATTCACTTTGCTTTAGGGCATCAAGTTGTCTCTTTTTAGCTTCTGCTTCTTCTGCTAAATCTTTAGAAGTTTTAAACTTGTTCTTTTCTTGTTGTGCCTTTTTAATTTGAGCCTGTATATCATCATTAGCTTTTTGTTTTTTTGCGTTATTAATTATTTCTAATGCTTTCTCTTGAGATACATTATAGATACGCATAATATCATTACCTATTTCTCTTTCAGCATTTTCATTGATAGATTTACCCACAGGTACAGACTTAAAAATATTATTTGTATAATCTTCTGAGGTTCCATACTGATCTCTTACTTTTTGATCTTGTTCTGGCATAGTTAACTTAGGCTTTGTACCCTCTTCTGGGGGTGTGTCACTTGCTGCTGATGTATCCTTACCTTCCCCATCTTTGCCAAGCAATCTATTAGAAGCCGCCCTTAAAGCTGGAGTATTTTCAATCAACCCTATAGCTGCAGGACCAAAGCTACCATCTACACGTTGCAAGGAAGCTACATATATATCACTAAATTCTTCTTTTGCTTTGTCTAAAGCCTGTATATAACCTTTGCCCTCTGTTTGTAGATTACCATCAGCATCTAAATAGGTTTGCTCTTTAGTGTTAATACCCTTACCTGATATATGACCTGTTAGCTGTTGAGTATACATCGTGTTAAGAGTTGGAGTAGTAACACTGCCTGTAGTAGAAGTATCTTTAGCTTGCGCTTCAGCACCCATTGCTTGGATATATACTTTTTGTTTTTCTAACAACTCTTCTCGTCTAGAATTATAATCTTCAGCTTTTGGATCAAGTGACATGAGTTCCTGTACAATAGCAGCGTTACCTTCTGCTAATGAAGGAGTAAGTTGTTTAGCTATTATCTTTTGATCGTTAGCATATTTTTCTGCATCAATCATATTAGACATATCAAGTGTGGCTTGAGGTATGCCAGTCAATTGTTCTACTGTCTCTGGTGGAATAAGAGCATTAACACTTTCCGCAACTTTTTCTGAAGCACCGCCCCTTAAACCTAAACCGAATTTAGAAAGCGGATCATCAATTTTAATGTTAGATGCTTCAATACCCTTCATCTGCATACGCACAGATTTAAGAGCAGAATCTAAATCAATAGAAGATTCACCCGGAGTTATGGGTTTTCCATCTGCAGTCTTTAATGAATCTAACAAATTGTATGTACCCTTGTTAGCACGAGTATCATCTATTCGTTTAATTAAAGTCTCTACTGAATCTGCATCGCCACCAGCCGCATTGAAAGCGGCTAGTCCTAGTGTTGCGTCACCGCCTGCTTCATTTATCATGCGCCGTAAAGCTTTTTCTGCACGTGCGTCATACGCTTCTTTTTGATCTAGCTTTTGTGCTTGACGTGTTTGCCAAAAAGTTTTAGCACGAGACAACTCATCATCACGTTTATCCATAGCTTTTTTTAAACCTTGGTCTACACTTTTAGCTAGACCTGTAGCAAACCCTGTCCAAAAACTCATTACGTTCTCCGTGCCATTAAGCCTTTAGGCTCTTCAATAATTTCTTCTTCATCTTCTACTTCCGTATCATCAGTAGATAAATCTATTCCTTCTATTTCTTTGCTATATGTATTAATTACTTTAGCAATTAAACTATCACGAACCTTAGGTTTATTTTTGTCCTCTAAACCATTATTATATTCTATACCTGCGCTATCACCTACCATCATAATCATTTCCATTAGCATAGGTAACACAAGCATACCTACATCTATAGTATGCTTTCCTTCCATTACACCAGCCATTTGAATAGTATTAGCAAGTATCGTAACTGGAACTCCTGACTCAAGAATTTCTGCTAGTTGAATCATAAACTCTTCACTACTCATGCGTTCCATGTAGTAGTCAATAGCCTCATCTACAGTTGGATATTGTGGCTTGGATTGCCACGGACGTGCGCCTAACTCTGCAGTAAGTGACTGCCCAGGAATAGGTGCATCAAAACTTGGCTGGTTATTTAGTTCCATTAATTTCGTCCCTGTATTTACGAATAACTTGCATCTGTTTTGCTACACGAACAGCCGGATTACTATAATCTAAATCCGATGTACCTTTATTAGAAGGAGATGAACGTGCCAGCAAACCCTTAGATGAAACTTGTTCTTGCTTATTGTCTTCTGGAAGACTATTTAAATCCATACGTTTATAAGCAGCTACTGCAGGGTTATACTGTCTGGACATTGTGTTTCTTCCTTTTGTTATTAATAATCATATCCATCCACTGTTTGGTAAGCCACTTTAGTGGTGGAACTTTAGCAATTAGTTTAGCATAATTTTCGCCGTGTGTCACGTATAATTTTTTAAACCATTTAGGAGCGTCATACTCCAACCACGTACGGAAAATAAACCATTCAGGATTACTCTTACCATAAACTTCACGTGCTACCCAACACATAATCCAAGCAGAACCTAGTGTACCAATTAAGCTGCCAATAGCACTACCTGCTGCAGATTTACCTGCTGCATTTGCGGCATCACTTTTAGCTTTGGCATCTAGTTCAGCGATAGCCATAGCACTAATACGGTCAAGTTCACTTTCAGCAGATGTCCATGCCCATTCCATTGTGTCAGCGTAATAATTCCACAAGTTATCATAGGCATTTTTACTGATATCTAATACTGCATTGGCGTTAAGTTCGTTAGCACGGTTAACGGCAGCAGTATCTGCTGTAGCTATCTGCCTACGCCACTGTGCATTAGACTGTGCAATAACCATTTGGTTCTGTGCGTTGAACTGGTCACGTTGATTGTTCAACTCTGCGTTAAACCTGTTAACTGTGTTGGTTTGACCTGCATTAAACTGTGCCTGTGCATTCTGCTGAGTAGCATTGAACTGGCTTGTTTGTGTAGATAGATTAGCAAAGAACTGGTCAACTTGGTTCTGGCTAGATGCGTTAAATTGACGTGCAGCATTCTGTGCAGCTTGATCCGTAAACAATGACTGTACACGCTGCTGTGATTTAAACAACTCAGTCTGTTGCCTGTTAGACAGGTTAGCCATATCATACTGCAAGAAGTTCTGTGCATTTTGTACTGCAGCTTGTTGACGATTGTTTAAATTAGACATATCTAGCTGTGCTAGTGCAGCAGCCTCTGCCATTACAAGTGCTTGATTGTTTGACAGATTATTTAGGTTCATTGTATTAGCAGCACGACTATTTTCTAGCTGTACCTGCTGTTCTGCTGTAAAGTTTTGATTAGCTATGTCAGCAATACGTGAAGCGTTTTGGACTTTGACTTGAAATGCTTGGTCAAACTCTTGACCCATAAACTTAGCACGTTGTTCAGCAGCCATCATTGCTGATTGCTGTCTGTTAGATAAATTCTGTGCCTCAAAACTAGCACGAGTAGCTGCATCAGCAGATGCAATAGGCATAGCTGATTCCATAGCTGCCTGCACGAGAGCCTGACCAGCAAGAGATGAAGCACCTAGACCACGTGCAGCCATCTGTGATGTAGCGTTCCGCATAGCACCTGCAGCCCATGCTGGTGTAGCACCGCCTTGGAACTGTTGCATAAGCCCATCTAATTGTCCTTGAACAGTAGCTTGTGCTGTTGGGTTAGCGGATGCAGCAGCGGCTTGTGTCTGCGCTGTAAGAGCAGCAGCAGCCTGCGCATCTACACCTGTACCTGTAATGATTTCACCTGACTGAATCTGGCGTTGTACAGGATTGTTAATTAGGACAGCGTTACCTTGTGCAGCTTGCAGATTACCTACAGATGATGCAGTTTGTTGTGCAGCAGTAACTTGTGAGCGTGGGTCATCTGGTGTGGCTTGTGCTGCCTGTGTAGCATTCATAGCTGCATCCACTGCAGGAGCCGCTGTAGCGGCCTGTACAGTATTTGCTTGGGTGGCATCAGGCGCAGCAGCTTGAGCCGTTGTAGCAGTAGCTGTAGGCACCGCTACCTGCCCAGTAAGTTGTCCAGTACCTGCAGCAATATCTTGTGATGGGTCTACTGGTGTTGTTGCAGCTATAGTCACACCACCTGCAGGCAGTGCAGGATTATACATTTGATTTACAGTGAAGTCACCAATACCCGGTGTTGTCTGCACTGGTGGTGGTGTTTGATCTTCACCTTGAGCCGCTGTTGTTTTTATAGGCATTGGCAATTGATTTTCGCCCCTAGCCAATGTTACTGCTGGTGATCCGGGGCCACCACTACCGTCTTCCTCACCAACAGCCATTGTTGTAGCTGAAAATGGAGGAATGCTATCTTCACCGACCATTTTTGTTGTAGGTCCGGGTAGTGGTTCTGCCACTATTCCTTTGCCATCTTCACCCATAGCTTCTGTTATTGGTTCACCTAGAAATCCACCATTTCCTTCTTCACCCATAGCTTGTGTTGTAGCTAAAGGCGGTGGAGGATTGCCTGCTTCACCCATAGCACGTGTTGCTGTATTAGGCGGCATTTGTGGTGTTGCATTACCTGCAGTACCAAGTGTTGCACCAAGTGCTGCCATTAATGGTGCGCCCGTTGCTGACACCAACCCTCCGGGTGCATATTTCTTTGCATAACCACCTTTAGCCATTTTCATTGCAGACTTGGTATACAAATCCATTTGATATTTTCGCATAGGGTCTTGCTCGACAAACTGTTGGAACTGGTTCATATTACCAGTATAGCCCATCCTCTGCGCAATCTTATCCATTGCTTCAGGTTTAAATGCTTTAAACATTGCCATTTGTTACAGTTCCTATATCTTTTCTAATTCTTCGGCTATGGTTTTGGCAAGCATACCGTTTACCTTTAAGTCGAATGCAGCAAACATTGGTAATGTATTAGTCTCTAAGTACCAGTGTTTCTTGTTTTTATCTACCATAAAATCTGTAGCACTAAAGTTAAGGTTAAGTTGTTTAGTTAATTCTTTTACTTTGTCTATTTGATCTTGTGGTATATCCGATAGTTTTACATATGTATTATTGTCTTCACGGTAGTCAATCATGCTGCTTACTACCTCAAAACAAAACGGTATATTATTTATAATATATAGACGTTTGTTTTGCCCTACTATTCTTTGTTGTATTATACCTGAGTACGTTGCCTCTTTTCCTATCACCGCATGTGCGCCACCTGTTATTGGTTTTATTATAGTTTCATTTTTCTTGGTGGCGTATTTAGTTGCTTCTGTGTGTGGTACATTTAAACCTACTCTTTTAGCAACCATTAAGTCGTATAGTTTGTAAGGTGTCTCTCGTTTACATCCTCTATTATAAAATTTAATATCTTTATTTACTTCAATGTAATTTTTTAGAAGATAATAGTTTGCATATTTTTGATTTGTTTGTTCTTCAAATACATTGCTTCTAATAAAAGCACTAGAGATATTCTTAATCCACATACCATCCACATATAGTTTGTTGGATTGTAAATCCCAGTGCATATCACTAGCTAAATCTATAAACCCATCAAAATACTTAGTAAGTACATGTATATTAGGGTCAGATAATTGTCCGATTACATAAGAGGTCATAACTGTATTTTAACAGAAACTTAGTCTCTTTGCAATACCTTATCTAGTTTATCTTCTACACGGTGCAAGGCATCCATTACTTGACGCATGTCACTTCGTACATCTTCACGTGTAGCATACTCTTCACGTGTCTTATTAAGAAGTATACCCAAACGCTTTTGTTCTTCGTTGTTATCTCTAAGAAACCAAGCAAAACCAGCGACAATTAAACCTAACAGTAGGTTGATTAAACTTTGCATATCCATTACGATGATCTTGCTCCATAGAAATTACTCAAAGATATAATACCAGATGTTGGTACGTTTGTGTTTACTGGTAAATCTATGCTAGCGTTGTTATAAGTGCTGCCGCCAACATAAACAGTAATTGCCGCCCAGCCAGAAGATGGGCCGCTGCCAACCATTCGTATTACCTGCCCAGCACTCAGGGAAAGAGTGTCAACATCTGAATCGGTTGCATTAAACGGCGGTGACAAAGTATGTGTTCTAACCAGACTTCCGTTTGCGTACATACTAACCGTGGCTGAACCAACACCTTGTATAAAATAACCAACGTAATACTGATAGGTGCCAGTCTTATTGACAGTGAAGTTCCTGTCCATAGTAATTGTGCTACCGTTGTCGCCCCAAAGGGCTTGTGTATACAATCTGTTAAAAGTATTTATCTGCGGGTCGTAGCCGCCGATTGCCGGGTATCTATAGTTATATGAGTTACTGCCGCCAAGATTAGAAGCAGTAACAGCATCAGGAACAGTAGTAGGTACTATTCCACCTTTATAAAACTCACTAAGAGAGTGTGGAGCAGCATCGCCAAACTCTGCAGCAACTTGAGAAAAAGATATAGCACCAGAAGATTGCAGTGTCATTATGGGCTTCCATATGCAGTTACGTTACCAGCAGCAGTAGCGTTGCCACTTGAATCTAGCTTAAACTTAGCTACGTTATTATATCTAAACTCTAAGTCAGTACCATCAAGTAGAATTGTCCAGCTACCAAATTGAATTGCTTGGCTGTTAGTGTCTAGTGTTCCACCTAGTTGTGGTGTAGTGTCAGCTACAAGATCAGTTGTAACTCCACCAACAGCACTAGACAAGGAGTTTAACTGTGTTTGGATGTTTGATGTTACACCGTCTAGGTAATCATACTCAGTAGATGTAACACCTGTAGCATTCAAAGAAGCAAGATAGTTCAAGTCAGCTACAGTTCCGGTAAATCCATCTAGCTTATTTAGTTCTGCTGCTGTTGATGTGACAGCAACTCCATTAATCTTAAACGTAGTTGTGTCTACAGTACCTTCAATGTTTGCAAGTAGTGTGCCTGTAGTAATAGTCAAGTTACCAGTTGATGCACCAGTAAATGTACCAGTACCTACTACAAACTTGTCTAGGCTTTCATCCCAACCCATAAATGCATTAGAAGAAGTGCCACGCTCAATTACAATACCCGCATCATTTACAGGTGATCCTGCAGTACCTGTACCCAACTCAATCAATGTATCTGACACAGCCATGTTTGTTGTATTGACTGTTGTTGTCGAACCATTTACAGTAAGGTTGCCAGTAACAGTCATATTACCGCCGACATCTACGTTGCCTGTAGTATTGACTGCATCTAGGTATGCATTAGACCAGTAGTTAGATGAATCACCTAGAGTATATGTGCTATCAATTGAAGGGATAATGTTAGAAGATACATCAGCAATAAAGGTTACTGTATCAGATGCAGCATTACCAATAGTGCTATTACCCTGCACAGTCAGGTTGCCAGATAGCGTGGTGTTTCCTGTTACAGACAGTGTAGTAGCTAGGGTTGTTGCACCACTAGCATTCAGTGTGCCTACAGATGTGTTGCCTAATGATGCAGCACCAGTAGTTGTAATAGTAGAACTGCCTGTGTCAATGTTACCAAAGCCACTAGTAATAGAACCTGCGTTTAATGCACCTACAGTAACAAGGTTAGGTAGAGAATTAAGTGTTGATTCAAAGTAATCCTCAAAGTCAGTCATAGCAACTTGTTTCATTACAGTGCTATCGTTTAGAATTAGTTTGTCAATTGAGTTAATGGTAACACCACTAGCAGATACATTTCCATCTAGAATATTTAACTCTGTTGTAGTAATTGTTGCACCGTCTAGGATATTAATCTCTGATGCAGTAGCAGTTACCCCATCAAGAATGTTTAGTTCTGCAGTTGTAACGGTAGCACCATCAAGGATACCAAGTTCTGTTTGGTCTACACTAGATAAGCCAATGTTAAGAGTAGTGCCAGCAGTAATACTACCAGACACATCTAATGCACCATTAAGGTCTACAAGAGGTGCGGTAATCTGCAGTTCTGTATCTGCTACAATATCTAGCTGACCATCAGCAGATGAATTGATGTACAAATCGGCATCACGGAACTGCACCTTCTTTGCAAGAAGGAATGTAGTGTCCTCATCAAAGCCATCAATGTATGCGTTACCATCAATGTATAGATTTTTAAACTGTGCGCCAACAGACCCCAAGTCAAGCGTATTACTTGTTAATGGGGTGACTTGTGTACTTGTTACGTTAAGAT